CGTCACCGTGTGAGCGGCCGCCATGGTCAGGACCGCCGTATGCGAGCCCGAGGCGAAGGTTATCGAGCCCGCCGAAACGCCGCCGATTTGCAGGTCAAAGGTCGTGCTGGACGTGGGCGCGGTCCCGGCCGCCGTCAGCAGCACGACGCTGTTCGAGAGGCCGGCGGCCAGCGTGTATTGGATTTCGCTGGCGAACTCGACGAACGGCTGAGACGGCGTGGCCGTCGCTAGATCCTTGTCGAAGCCGAAGCCGAACGGCGCAGCCGCCGCCGCGATGGTGATGTTCCCCGCCGTGATCGTGATGGAGATGCCCGAGCCCGCCGTGATGACGTGGCCGTTCGGCGCGACATCGGCGTCTGCCGTCGTCAGCACAAAGCCCAGGTTCCCCAGCGCCGTAAGGTCGTTCGGGATGACGCTGGCGAGCTGCTGCAGGAGCTGCTCGACCATGAGCAGGGTCGAGGGGTCGGCGAAGACCTTGGCCAGGTCCTGACGGGTCGGGAGCGGAAGGGTCGTGGCCGTCACCATCAGACCCGCAGCCCCTCAACCTGGACTTCCAGCGCCGCCCACGTCGCCATGGCCGTGCTCGCGCCCCGGAACCGCAGGCCCATGTAGTTGGAGAATTTGACGTGCGGCCGCCACTGCACGCGCTTGCGGCGCTCGCCGAAGGCGCCCGAGGAGATGAAGCGTTCCTGGCTCCAGTTCTCGCCGTCCTTCGTCCAGGACAGCGCGCACGTCGGGTTGACGCCGAACGGCGCGCGACCAGGCAGGCCGGCGAGTTCGACCGTGTGGATGATGCCGCCCAGGCCCTCGTTGTAGAGGAGCACCGTGTCGAACTGCCAGCCGGTGACCTCGCCCCAGCGGGTTTCCAGCGTCGAGTCCAGGAAGCCGATCCGCCCCAGTGCGTCGCCGACGATCCACTGGCCGTAGCACAGCGACATGTGCCGCGGCGAATAGGCCTTATCCATCAGGACGCCGTCCGCCAGGATGTGCCACACCGGCTCTTTGTTCCGCAGGGACGCCTGGTGCATGTAGACCAGGGTCTTGTCCGGCAGGTGGATGTAGAGGCGTTGCTCGCCCTTCTCCGTGCGGGGTTCGCACAGGATGAACGGCTGGTCCGCATCGCTCACGTCGGCCAGGAGCCCGTCAATTTCGGAGGTGGAGATGCTGATCGCTTCCCCGGACCCCGCCAGGTAGACGCTCAGCGCCTCGTCCCGGCCCGAGCCGACGAAGGCGAACGACTGCAGGAAGTAGGCCCAGGCGTGGGTTCCGACGACGCCCTTCGGGATCAGGCCGTAGGGGTTGTTCTGGAACGGGAAGCCGAGGCCGCCCTGGTCCTGGAAATTCTGGATGGTGTAGCGGTTCAGCGAATAGGTCTGACCGCGAACCTTGTTGTTGGCCAGGACCGGGTCCGGGTCCGTCTCGGGCGAGCCGTACTTGAGCGGGTCGACCGTGAAGGGGTCGTTCAGCTCCGTCACGACGATGAACTGACCGTCCGTCGTCATGAAGTAGCCGTCGATCCACTGCACGTCGAGGGCGACGCCCAGGTTCGGGTCCGTCACCTGAGTGACGCCCGAACCGGGCTGGAAATAGAAGAGGTTGCCGTTCGAGGCGATCGCCAGCCGGTCGAACGAATAGTCCATGCTGACCGGGAGGCCGTTGGTCCCGACATCGCCCAGCACGGTCACGGTCCAACTGTCGTCCACCGACACCAGCTTCGACCCCATGACGCGGTACTCGACGCCGTTCCAGTTGATGGAACCGCGATCCGCGCCGGGGCCGGTCGCCGTCTGGCGGACGCCGGGAATGTTGGTCAGGTAGCCTTCGGACAGGCCGCTATCGACCAGGGTCGGTTCCTGGTTGATCGGATAGCTGGTGTGGAAGGCGGCGCTGCTATCGGCGTAGGCGCCCTGAAGCAGCGGCACCTTCATCGCCGAAACCTCATGCCGTAGGGCCACCACGTCGACCACGGCCGGTGGCCCATGCCGATCGGCATCGTGCGCGGCAGGCGCCGCTCGATCTTCGGCGCATAGCGCGTCCGTAGAAGATCCATGGACGAGGCGTAGCGCGCCTTGCTCTCGACGCTCATCGACTTGCCGAGTGGCGGGCAGACGTCGAAAGCGAGCGTCAGGAACACCGGGCGCACCGCGTCGTCCGGGATGCCGCTGGGGTCGTCCAGATCGCTGTCCCCGACCACCGCGGGGGCGTTGTAGCCCAGGTCAAGGCTGGAGGTGCGCCACTCCGCCATGATGGCGTCCAGGCGCCGCAGCGCCGAGGCGTATTCCTCCGAGGTGGGGTCGAACTCGTAGCCGGCCAGGCCGATTTCCTCGAACGCCATTTCGATCAGGGCGCGCTTGGCCACGGTCGAGGGCGTCACCGACACCGACTGGTCGGAGACGAACAGTTGGATTTCGCGGGTCAGCTCCTGCATCCCGACCGTGTTCACGGTGCAGGTCAGGACCGCCATTTCCCCGTCCGCGCCGCCGGCCACCAGAAAGCGGATGAACTCGCCGTCGTAGAGGCACGGGACCTCAGGGAGCGTGACCGTCCCCGAGGTGACGGTCAGCGTGAACGTCGAGATGCAGTCGCCGCCGAGCTGCTTTGACCAGTCGGCGAAGTAGCGGACCGTATCGCCGGGCGCCTTGGGGACGAGGTATTCCATGGCGGGGGCTTACTCCGCCTTGGGCGTCTCGCCCTTGCCGCGGACAGCGGCCTTATCGTCCGGCTTGGCGTCGGTCGGATGGAGGACCCAGCCGTCCTTCAGCGCCGCCGGCACGTCGGCATCGGCGAACGCCTGGTGGTCGACCTTCCAGCCCCAGACATCGGGGTTGGGGGTGTCGGACGGACGATAGAGCATGGTCGTGCTGGGGATGGTCATGCGATGCCGACTCCGGTCGTGATCGAAAGCGTTGCGGTTCCGGTCGCCATGATCGCGGCCAGGTAGAGGCCGCCGGTCACGCCGTCAGGAACCTGGAAGGTCAGGATGAGCGCGGTCCCAGGCAGCACCGGCACATCCGCGCTGGTCGCGACGACAGTGCTGTCCCCGAACCGCACATAGGCCAGCGTCGTGCCGGGATTGACGATGCGGTACTGATGCTTGGTCCCGGGCGCTTCGGGCTGGCCGCCGAGCAGGACGCGCGCCGAGACGGCGGTTGCCGCGAGCGTGACGGTCGCGCCCATGGTGGGCTGGAAAGGCTGCACCGCGTTCTCCTCTGAATGGGTAAGGGGGCCGGCCGAAGCCGACCCCCGCGCTCCCCAACGCCCCTAGGCCTGCCCGAACAATTCCACGCCCATCATCTCGGGGTTCGCGGCGAACGAACCCCAGATGGCGTCGATGCGGTACTTCGTGCTCAGGTCGAAGATCGACCCTTGGCGGGTCATGGTCAGTTGGAAGCCCTGCGAGGTTTCCGCCGACATGACGGCCAGGCCGCTGTCCGGCTTCGGCTCCAGCCGGCCGGGCAGGATCTGCACGGCGTCGCCCTGCCAGAACGGGTTCACCGCCGCCGCCGTGGTGTTCAGGAAGGTGATCGCGGCGCCGTTGGCGGGAGCGGCGGTCACGTTCTGGTACTGGGCGGTGGACGGGTTGACCCCGTCGTTGGCGATGATCGGCGGCGTGATGGTCACCGTGCCAGTGCCGCCCGCGCCGGTGTTGATGCCGACGATGCGGAAGGTCTTGGGCTGGCCGGTGTCCTGCTTGGCGATGTGGTGAACCCCGTTGACGCCAGCGATCTGGAACGCGTCGCCCACCTTCACCGCGCCCGAGGTCACGGCGATGGAGATGACTTGCTTGCGGTTGTCGACGTTGTTCTGCGTCAGGCCGTCCGAGGAAGCGGAGGTGGACACAGGGACGTAGGACAGCGGTTGCGTGTTGGTGATCGTCACCGTCACGCCGGCCGCCGCCGTCAGGCGATAGGCGTAGTCGGCCTTGTAGGTGCGGAAGCCCGAAACCATGCCCAGGTCCGACTCTTCATAGGCGGCCAGGGTCTTACCCTGGAGGGTCTGACGGGCCGCCAGGTCGCCGGACATGCCGTTGTAGTCGCCGGGCGACAGCATCAGCACGCGGCCTTCCCGAGGGATGCCCTGCGTGGTGAACATGGTGTCGGCGGCGGCCACGTCGGCGTAGCCCGAAGCAGCCGCGGTGCGCTTGACCACCACCGAGCCATAGACCGCGGCCAGGTTCATCACGTCGACGTTGATGTCCGACGCGAGCTTGACGGTCGCGGCCTCGCGCAGGCGCCCTTCCTGCTGAGCGTCGCGAAGCTGGCGAGCGGTCAGCGAGAAGGGGACGTGGCGCTGCTGGTTGATCTGCGCCGGGACGCTGAGCTGCGTCACGTCCTTGAAGTTGGAGGTGGCGTCGTTCCCCGAATAGCTCGTCACGATGTACGGCATCGGGAACCAAACCGTGTCGCTGGTGCGCTCCATGGTCTGCTGGTCGGTCTGGGTGACCACCGCAGCGCGGGAGAGCACCAGGGCGTCGTCATAGGCTTCGAGCAGCTTGTCGAAGTAGACGATTTCTTCCTTCGAAAATCCGTTGGCCACGGCGGTAATTCCTTCTGGCCCCGCAGGGCTCTAGGGGTTCAGGCCTTCCCTCGGGACCGCTTCTGGCGCCGGTATTCGAACAACTTGGTGTAGTTGCCCGACTTGGCGGCCTCGGCCTCAAGGCGCTGTTCTTGCTTGTCCGGGCCGTTGACGAGTTGGGCGGACCCTCTCGCCACCTGCTCCGGGGCGGGCGCCGATCTGCGGTTCGTGGTCACGTGCGTGTCCTTTTCCAGCCGCGAGATTTCGGCGATGAAGTCGACGAGGTCGGTAATCTTGGCGAGTTGAGCGGCCTTGGCCGGGCTCTTGCCCAGCGCGTAGATCATGCGGGCCGGGTTCTTCGTGGCCCGAACGATCAAAGCCTGCTGCTGCTCGTTGAAGGTCGTGCGGACCTCCTCCGCAGCCTGGTCGTAGTCCTTGACGC